CCACGATGCCAAAAAGATTGCGGAACTTAAACAACAAGAATTCCGCAAGATTGCGAAACACAAGGCCGAAGGCAAACCGTTTACACACAAATGGACTTTGGTACAGATTTAATCAAACTGTAATATTACACAAACAATACTACGATAAATATTGCTATGCAAAAAACTTATCGTAGTATTTTTGTGAGCGATGTCCACTTGGGTACAAAAGACTGCAAGGCGGAACAACTCAATAACTTTCTCAAGCACAACTCGTGCGATACTCTTTACCTCGTTGGTGATATCATCGATGCGTGGAAGATACAGCAAAACAAATGGCGATGGAAACAAAGCCACACCAACGTAGTACGCAGAGTGCTAGGACACGCCAAGCGTGGTACCCGTGTAATATTCATAGCGGGCAATCATGATGAATTCCTAAGACCTATGATACCTTACGGGTTTTCATTTGGACTTGTGGAAATACACAATCAAATAGAACACATTGGTGCTGACGGCAAACACTATCTTGTGGTCCATGGCGACTTATTTGATGGCATCACACGGTTAGCACCTTGGATTAGTTTTTTAGGGGATCGAGCATATGATGTTGTTCTTACACTCAACAATAAATTTAATTGGATTCGTCGCCGTATGGGTTTTGGGTACTTTAGCCTTAGCAAGTATCTTAAGTACAAGGTCAAAAAAGCAGTAGACTTTGTATTCAAATTTGAAGAGAACTTGGCCAACTACTGCAAGAAGCGCGGCTTCGATGGTGTGATATGTGGACACATACACCACGCAGAGATCAAAGAGATCAACGGTGTTGCATATATGAACGATGGTGACTGGGTTGAGTCATGTACTGCCTTGGTTGAGCATTGGGACGGCCGTTGGGAGATAATTACATGGACACGGGAGAGCGATGATGTGGATACTGATAATACTGGCAGTTCACGTAAACAATCCAAAAGACATTCCGGGTCAAGTGACTCTGGAATTTCCGACTCAAGCGGCCTGCGAACAAGCAAGAACAACAATGACCAGCTGGCTGAAGTTTGATTCATTTAAAGTAATAGCACAATGCAAAAAACAATCCTAATAGTCACAGACAACTTACCGGAGCAAATCAATGGTGTGGTTACGACCTACAAAAATATTGAGGCGATGGCGATTCGGGACAACTATCGTGTTGTATATCTTGATCCCGGGAGGTTCCGCCATGTTGATTGCCCTGGCTACAACGAACTCAAGATTGCCTTTCCCTGGAAGGTGGGCAAGATATTTGAGGAGATCAATCCGGATTATATCCACATCGCCACCGAGGGTCCTGTGGGTCTGTGTGTTAGACAATATCTTGACAAACACAGTTATCGCTACAATACTGCTTACCATACTAAGTTTCCAGAAGGAATTAGAAAGCTGTTTGGCGTACCTGAAGCCCTTACTTGGCCTTTAGTACGCTGGTTTCACAAGCACAGTGGCAAAGTATTGACTACCACAGATACAATGGTCAAGGAATTAAAAGATCACGGATTTGATGGTGAAGTTATTCCTTGGACTCGCGGAGTTAATCGCGAAGTATTTCATCCTGCACATAGAGTGGAAACTGTTAGTAAATATCTGTTGTGTGTAAGTCGAGTCAGCAAGGAAAAGAACCTCGAAGCGTTCTTTGAATTAGACTATCTCGGTTATTTGAAAGTAATGGTAGGAGATGGTCCTATGTTAGAAACTTACAAGAAACAATATCCTGACGTGCATTTCACTGGTTACAAAACTGGCGAGGATTTAGCTCGATATTATGCTAATGCAGAAGTATTTGTTTTCCCCAGCCAGTGGGAAACATTCGGTATTGTTATGATTGAATCCATGGCCTGCGGTACCCCCGTGGCTGCATATCAAGTCACAGGTCCACAAGATGTTATTGATCAAGGCATAACTGGATTTATGGTCACTGAGCAAGAAGGATTAAAAGCAGCAGTTGACAAGTGCTTAACTATCAATAGAAGCGATGTTCATAGAGTAAGTCACAGATGGTCGTGGGAACGAGCCTGGGAAATTTTTCGAGATAATTTAGTAGATAAGGAATAGCAGATGTCGACCAATAAAACTCTGTCAGGGTTCTTAGATATATTTGAAAGTCGTCTCGAAAAGATGCGAGGCAACCTTAAAAAAGAATTAGACAAAAGCAAATCAGAACGATGTCGTACCACAATTAAGCGTATAACCACTGATGCAAGAAAACTAAAAAAAGCATTGAAACAGGTTAAGGAAGAACACAAAAAATTATGTCCTCATTGCGGAGAGACGCTGTAACTTAACCTACGATAATGCTGTAGAGTTCTAACCAATTCTTGACCACAGGGTATTCGCACACATGATGCATGTTATGTCCGTGTTCAATAAGAATACTTTTCAATCCTAGCCTGTATCCAACATCAGCATTAGCTGGTTTGTCTTCAATCCACCATAAGCCACTGTCTTTGTACGGAGCAAGTGCATCGTCTTTATCTGCACCTGTGTCTAAGCAGATAACTGATTCGATGGCATTGCCAAACAGTTTACGCAGATTCATTTCACGCAATTTCTGTGCATTCTTGTCTAGGCTTAGGCTTGTGATAACACGGAACTGATAGCCGTGTTCTTCGTGTAAGCGTTTAACATAAAATGCGCTGTCACGAAGTGCAGGTAAGAATCCAATAGCTGCGGATTCATTAAAAGTCTTTACGACTTTCTTAGCATCTTTTTCTTCTAGCTCATTGTAGTGATGATGTAGATAATAGCTCTTCTTGTTATCTGCTGTCAGTGTGTAACCACGTTCTTGCATCCAAACTGAGAATGCCCATTCCCAATCCAAAAGTACGCCATCTGCGTCTGTGAGTATGATTTTGTTTTTCATAGCATATTATACTATTATTTTGGCATTATGTCAACCAGATAAGTAAACAATGAACATACTAATCTACACCCTAGTAATGGTACAAATTACTATAGCATGTGTTACCCTGTATTTGCACAGAAGCCAAACACATCGAGCTGTCCAATTTCACCCAGTAGTTAATCACATTATGCGAGCCTGGCTATGGCTTACCACAGGCATGGTTACTCGCCAATGGGTAGCCATACACCGCAAACATCATCAACGTTCAGACCAAGAGGGCGATCCGCACAGTCCACAGATCTACGGCATTTGGCGTGTGTTATTCGGCGGAGCATTCCTCTATCACTCTGCCAGCAAAGACACCGCAATGGTAGACTCCTTGAGCAAGGACTGCCCTAATGATTGGATTGAACGCAACCTTTACTCCGCACACAGTCGCTCAGGTATTCTTTTAATGCTGGTCATAGACTGCTTGCTCTTTGGACCGTGGGGACTTGTAGTGTGGGGTATTCAAATGATCTGGATCCCGTTCTGGGCAGCTGGGGTGGTCAATGGGGTTAGCCACTGGTGGGGATATCGCAACACCGATACCAAAGACACCAGCCGTAACATCATTCCGTGGGCAGTATGGATAGGTGGAGAAGAACTACACAACAATCATCACGCTGATGGAGCCAATGCCAAGTTCAGTCAAAAGTGGTATGAGTTTGATCTAGGTTGGATGTACATCTGCATCTTGCGGTTCTTTAGGTTAGCAACAGTTAGATAAAGAAAAAGCACCCGAAGGTGCTTTTCTTTTACCACTATATATTTTTGCTCTATGAGCGTAATATTATTTCTTTACGCCGCTGTTAACAAATGAATACATCTTTTCGGCGGTTTCTAGTACTTTATCTAAACCTGGGAATTCAGGCATACCTACTTTAGTAACGATCTGACCAGTCTTCTCATCACGAGTAGCTGTCATTTCCCAACCTGCAAACTTAGATTGGTAATCGTCTTGTACAAGGCTCTTAGCCATACCAAGGATGTCTGTACGGATTTCGTAACCGTTCTTGTTGAATTTAACTTCTGGTAGTTTTGGTGCTGTGAAAATTTCTGACATTTTAATTCTCCTGTGTGTAATGTCTGTGTCTAGCAGCTACTTCTGTTTCGCTGTTAGTTTATTATATAGCCTTAATTTAAAAAAACAAGCTATTTCTTGAACTTTTTTACTCGTTCTTTAATTATGTCAATCACTTGATCGCTGAGTACCACTTCGTAATGATTGTACTCCACTTCGACTAACTCCATATCAGCATGATGCTTTTGACTTTCTATGCTTACTACTCCGTCATTAGCTGTTGGAATAAATGGACTTTGGCCACGTAATGTAACTACATTGGTCCAGGGGTGCTGTATCTTGATCTGTTTAGCCTGTTTCATAGCCCAACTGCTGGGACCAATATCGCGCATCAGTCTTGAAAATGGCAGAAAGAATTGCGCAAACTCTGCTACTTCAGCACCACCATACGGTGTGCTTAGAGTTACTGCTCCTTTGACATTTTCAGGTATAGCATTGGCAATGTGTAGACTGTAGATTCCACCAAGACTGTGCGCCACAAAGGCTATGTTCTTGACACCTTTTAACTGTGCTTTCATGTCTTCGAGATTGTTTTCGAATCCATTGCGGCTGTCGTAATTGATGTCTATGCCGGTACCTAGTTTGCTTCGGATATAATTAAAACTTTCGCTGGTTGCGCTGGCGCCATGAATGTAAACCAATGTCATAGTTTACTCCCAAGTTGCAGGTGCTGGTATTTCGCAAGGTCCTTCTGCAGGCTCTGTGCCGTAGTCTGCCGGAGTAATGATTTCCAAATACTCCATGTCTGGGCTGTAGTCGTACAGGTAGTGTACGATGCCTGGACGTTGCTGTACGCAGTCCCCTGCTTCAACTAAATGGATTTTGTCTTCGTACATGAACTTGGCCCAACCCTTTAACATATAAACGATTTGAAACTCAGCTACGTGGATATGCCAGCCTGTACCGCCCGAGTTTTCTGGTGGTAAGTTAGCTTTGGTAATGTGTGCTAGGACACGACCATTAGTAGCCTCTGCTACTCCTAGGTCTTTGTATAAGAAAAAATCACGTAGTCCGCCGCCTGTAAATTCAAGCTGAGAACCTTTAACGTGTGAAAATGTTGTAGTCATCTATAAGACCCCTTCTGTGTGTATGTATATATGCCTTGCGGCGCAACAAGTTACTTGGTCATTAAGGCTTTGGCTTCTTCGTATCGGCCCATGCGAGCCAATGCACATGCCGCTCTGGTTTGTCCAATCGATAGGCAAATGTTGTACATGGTGTTTAAAAAGTTTTTCATAGATAATGTTCCTTTTGGGAGTTGAATTGTCGGATATAGTTTTCCAACTGTGCGGCATCGGTAATGCCTTTGTCTGCTAGATAAGCATCTAGACTTGATTGATAGCTGCTACCTGGGAACATTTCGCTCAAACGTTCTAGGATAGACTGCATCTTTTCTGATAGATATTTCATTTATTTCCTCTGTAAGTGTGTGTAGAACTCAGTGTTCCTACTCAGTATTTACCATGAGAAGTGTTACAACTTGATTAAATAGAACAAACAGTGTATAATATCAAATGATACGCAGAGGGTAAATACTACACTGGGAAAGGCATATGAAACTAAAAACAAGATCAATCCTGCAGGAATTAAATGAACTGGCAGAAATCCGTAACAAGGATGAACTGTTTGAGAGTCGTGCCACTAACATCATTAATTCAGCTATTAATCTGCTGGAAACGTTGAAAAAACACTACACAGCAGAACAAGCAGATGAGCTAGAGCGTAGATTGTTAAATGCCATACGTGGGCAGGATCCTGCTAAATTCACTCGCGGCATACGCAAGATCGCCGAATCTAAAAGAACCAAGAGACCGTTAAATGAATCAGAGTAAACTACTAGAAGGTGGAAATGTATTCAAAGGTGCAGACAAGCAGCCCTTGACACAGCGCATCGCCACAGCAGATGTAGAAAGCACAGTGGACTACATTGAAAAGATCACTGGCCTAGACTTTACCAAAGAGAAAGATCTAGACGATAAAAAACCAGTGAAATGGTTAGGCACCACTGGACGTAAAGAAGATCCGGACGGCACGTTTGAGCGCAATAGTTCGGGCGATCTAGACCTCAGCGTGGATGCCAATGAAGTAGACAAAAGAACCTTTGCCGATAAACTGATATCACAGTTTGGCAAAGAGAATATCAAATTAAGCGGCGACAATGTGCATTGGAAGGTGCCCATCAACGGTGACAGCGCCAATGGATTTGTACAAGCAGACTTTATGTTTAGTGCCAATCCCAAGTTCCAACAGGGAAGCATGATCAGCGGCGGAGGAGAGTATCGTGGTGAACACCGTCACATCATACTGAGTTCTATAGCCAGAGCCAAGAACATGAAGTACAGTCCCAAGCACGGGTTGTTAAATCCACAAACAGATGAACTGCTGCCCAACGGCAATGACTGGAATCAGATTGCCAAAGAACTGTTAGGTCAGACTGCTACAGTCAAAGACATTCGTTCAGTAGATGCCATTCTTACATATATTAAAAAGCTGCCTAATTATGAAGAATTAGTCGCAGGTGCCCGTGAAACCCTAGGCAAACAAGGAATTGAATTGCCTAAGGCCAATCAAATAGAAAGCTACCAACCAGGAAGTATAGGTTGGATGCGTCAGCTCATAGAAATAGTAAAATGAGATTCTGGGAACTACTATTAGAAGATGAAGCTCCTCCTGCTAAGAAAGTTGGCAGAGAGTTCAACCACCTTGAAGATCTTGTGTTCACAGAAACCAACGGTGCTCAACGTGCCATCCAGATACTCAAAGATCTAGCCAAACCAGAAAGCAAGATATCTATCAAGTGGGACGGCAACCCTA